ACCTATAACTTTTAGGTTAACTTGATGTTTGTTTTGTTTAAATTGTACTACACATTTTGTATCGTTATTTAAATTTTTTATTGAAAGTATGTTACTCACTTGGTCAAATTCTCCAACTTGATTGTTAGTACAGTTAACTGTATCAAATATGTAATTTTCAAGTGGTGTTGTTTCAAATGTTACTGTGTCTCCAAAATTAGCTGTTTTTTTAGTTTCTTTAGCTTCTCCCATTGAAACTTGAATTTCAACTTCATAACCTCTTAAAACAAATGGTATAGTACAAATGCTATCTTTGTTAACATTAGAAATTGTTAAGTCTTTTGTTTCTTCATTGTATACAGCGTTTACTTCGTTAGTGCATTTTAAGTTTGTGTCTATTTTGTATCCTTCTGTTGGAATTACGTTTGTTATTTTTGAGTTATTTCTTTCTATTAAGAATTTTTGTGTGTTAGTGTTGTTTGGAAGTAATCCATTAGTAGTGTTAACTGTTACTTCATGGAAATTCTTTAAAAAGTATAATCTACAAGTTGTGTCTGCAGTTAATTCTGGAGTAAAAGACCATTGTTCATTATTCCAAGAACCAGTTACTTCATTAGTGCAAGTGTATTTATCATAAGTGTATAAATCTTTTTTATCCATTACACCTTCAAATTCTGGGTTTTCTACTTGAATTGTATCTTGTTTGACCATTTCATTAACTTCTTCACCATCTAAATAGTATTTGTAAGTTACTTTGAAGTCTTTCGGGTCTTTTTTACTATTTGTGTTACTATTTATTCCACTTTTTTTGGCCATTAGACCAACAATTCCTCCAGCTAAACATATAGTTATTAAAAATAAAAGTATATATACAAGTGCGTTTGATTTCTTTTTCATATTTAATTCCTCCAATTTTTACTCTTCTTTTCTATTATAATTTTATTATTTTATTTTGTGTTTGTCAACTAAAGTTTTGTATAAAAGGGTAAAATTAGCTAAAATACATATTTTTTCGCGAGATTTAGGTAAAAAATGTTATTTTATGCTTGATTTTTTTATATATTTTATTGTATAATTATTCTTGGTACATTTTTATTAATTATCTTTGTGTGTGGATGTGGGAAGTCCTATATATAAGGATAGAAATATTAAGAAGGAGAATTTATATGAAAACATTTATGTTAAGAAAAGAAGATGTTTCTACTAATTGGTATTTGATTGATGCTGAGGGTGAAACTTTAGGTAAAGTAGCAGCTAAGGCAGCACATATCTTACGTGGAAAACATAAAGTAACTTTTACACCTCATGTTAATTGTGGTGATGCAGTTATTATAGTAAATGCTGGTAAAGTTAATTTAACTGGCGACAAATTAAATAAGAAAGTATATTATAATCATAGTGGATTTCCAGGTGGATTAAGAGAAAGAACTGCTAAGGTTATGAAAGAACAATATCCAGTTGAAATGGTTGAAAGAGCTGTTAAAGGAATGCTTCCTAAGAATAGACTTGGTAGACAAATGTATAAGAAGTTATTTGTTTATGAAGGAATGAATCATAATCATGAAGCTCAAAAGCCTGAAAAGATTAATTTATAGGAGGAATTATGGCAGATAAGAAAGTTTATACAGCTACAGGAAGAAGAAAAAGAAGTGTAGCTCAAGTTAGAATGACTAGTGGTAAAGGTAGTATTATCGTTAATGGTGTTGATGTTAATGAATATATGCCTTATGATACTTTAGTAATGGATTTAAAACAACCACTTGTACTTACAGGAACTGATGGTCAATATGATATTGAAGTTACTGTTAAAGGTGGTGGCTTTAATGGACAAACTGGTGCTATTAGATTAGGTATTGCTAGAGCTTTACTTGAAGTTGATAGTGAAGGTTATAGACCTACTTTAAAAGGTGCTGGTATGGTAACTAGAGATGCTAGAATTAAAGAACGTAAGAAATATGGTCTTAAGAAAGCTAGACGTGCTCCACAATTTAGTAAGAGATAGATTGCGTACTACAGTTCAACCCTATAAACTCAATGTTTATGGGGTTTTTCTTATATTAAGATACTCATTAAACACCATTGAAATCAGTTCGTAGGCAACAAGTAGGCAACAGGTAGGCAACACAAAAAACTAGGAAATAATCCTAGTCTTTATCTATTTTTCTATACCAAGATGGAGTAGTGCCATCTAATGCTTTGTGATGTTCAATAATATCATTTGCACAGTCACTACAAATAAGTCTATTATAGTGTGAAGTTCCATATTGAGTAATTGAAACATAATCTTTTTTTCCACACCAATCACATTTTGCAAGTCTGTCAAAATATAATACATTATTATCTTTACATTCTTGTCGTATTGCTTTTCTTAAAAAATCAGATTTTTTAGTATTAGTTATTTTTAATAATTCATTTAGTGAGTTCATTTCTGATTTATTAATATCAACATTGAATTGTACTTTGTGTTGTTTACGATAGTTTATATCATATTTTGCTTTTCTAGATTTCTTATCTTCCATAATCTTTTTGACAAAATTCATTAAATATGATAATATTATTAGCAGGAGGAGTGGTTTACTTACCACTCTTGCTAATGTCGAAAGGAATGCCTAACTCGAGTTTTAAGGTAATTCCTTTTTTTGTTATCTTAATATTGATAACTTTTAATGAAATTGTCATTTCTATCCTCCTTTCTTTTTTTGTAATCTTTCTTGATTACATACTAATTGTATCACACTACCTAGGTAGTTGTCAAGCATAAAATAAAAAGTTTATGTAAAAAGTAAAAAAAAACTTATTCAAGGTAATTAACTGCTTCAATAAGTTCTTCAATATCTTTATGTGTATAAACTTTATCAGTAATATCTTTACTAGCATGACCTAGTATTCTTTTGATACATAATTTATTAGCAGGTGTTCTATCCATCATTGTAGCAAAAGTATGTCTTGTATCATGTGGTCGATGCTTTGTATCCATTTCTAATTGTTCAATAATTTTTTCAAATTTCTCATGATAAAAATTCCAGTAAAGCATTTGCTTATATTCGTGATTAAATATTAAGTATTCACTTCCTACTTCAATAGCATCATCATACCATTTTTTAACGAGTGGTAATATTCTATTGTGAATAGGTATAACTCTATCTTTACCTGCTTCTGTTTTAGAACCACCTCGCATATATTTTTCTTCTATGTGAACATTTTCTATTTTTATATCTAAAAGTTCGCCAACTCTCATTCCTGTATAAATAAGTATCAATATACAGTCAATAAAGTCCATTCTAGCGACATTTTCCCAAAACTTGTCTATTTCCCATTGCTCGAATGGAATTCGCTCTAATTTGGTTGTTTTTTTGCCTATATCGATGTATTCTGAATATTTTCTTACATTCATATCATTTTTAATAGCATAATCATACATTTGATGCCATAATATTTTAAATGCCTTTTTTGCTGACCATTTTTCACCCATACTATCAACTATTGCTTGTAAATGATTTAATTTAATATCAACAAAGGATGAATCTTGTATATCTTTGCAATAATTCCAACACATATCATATACTTTTGTAGTCTTGTAGGCAATTTTTGGATATTTTTCATCTTGCCATTTAGCATGAAGCTCTGAAACTGTTATTTTTCTTACATCTATATCATAAGGATTTTCATTAAATAGTGCTAATTCTTGTAATGCTTTTGTTCTTGTTTCAAAGTATCCAACAATCTTTCTAATTTGAACACCATTTTCATCATATCCTACTGTTTTTCTTACAATATATGGTTTTCTTCTATTACCTGACAACTTTTGAATAGAACCATATCCATTAGGTAATTTCATTTATCAAAAATGCCTCCTTTTCTTGTATTTTTCTAGTATTTTTGATATAATGAAATAGAAAAATCCATAACATTATATCTTATATTTTGTTTTTTAGTCGACCAAGACTTTTTTGAGATTTTTCATTTGACTTACTGCTCGAACAGTAGGTCTTTTTTTTTATGCCTGTTTTGATTTGACAATTTTAATGATTTTTGTGATGCACCATTTTATAGGAACATAAAATAAATACTTAAAAATTAAATAATATGAATAGAAAAAGACAAAATATAAAATATTGCAAATTAAATAATCGCTTACTTTCCAACTTGTAGTAAAATATTTTCCTTTTCCAATTTTGTTAACAGTTCTAATTCTTGTTCCCATACATTATCTCAACTTTCTTCTTACTTCAACTGCTACACCAATAATTTTAACTGGTTTAGTCATAATTTCATATTCATCAAAGTAGTAAGGTTCATAATTGTTATTTAATGGTTTCAAAATTATACTTTTTTCTTGCTTTACAACTCGTTTAAAAGTTGCATCATCACCATTTACCATAACAACACAATCATCACCAGAATTGCAATCATTTTGTTGTCTTATTATAATAATATCACCTGTTTTATAATCTGGATACATACTATCACCATCAATTTTTAATGAAAAGTAATTATTACCATCTCTTAACATTGATGCAGGAATTTCTTCATATCCAATTATATCTTCTATCGCTTCAATAGGAATACCAGCAGGAACTTTACCTAATATTGGTATTTTTACTGTTTTTGTCATTGTTTCAATATATCTTGCATTATCAATTTTAATATTTGAAACATCAGCATCATCATCAAGCCAATCCCTATCCATATCAACATCATACCCCATAAGCCAACCCTCACTAACACCAAGTGTTTCAGCAATAATGTTAACTTTATCTTGCTTTGCTTTAAATGTTCCTGATAGGTAATTGCTTATTAATGATTTGTTAATACCTGTTCGATTTGCGAGGTCAACAGGTTTCATATTATTATACTCTAATGCTTTTCTCAATCGATTGGCAAAAGTATCTTCTAACATGACTAATTCACCTCATAATCATTATATATTAAAAGTTAGAAAAACACAACTATAATATAGTAAAAAATAAAAAAAGTTTAGAAAAACTAAAATTTAGTATTGACAATTCAGAAAATAGAAACTATAATTTAATTAGAGTTGCGAAAATATAAACCGCAACAACTCTAAATGAAAGGAGGAAATTGCTTGGTAAAGTACAATTATTCTAAATTAAAGGGAAGAATAAAAGAACTAGATATGACATTAAATGGTTTTGCAGAAAGACTTGGAATTGCTGAACAAACATTATATAAGAAGTTTAATAATCAGACATATTTTACACAAGAAGAAATTGATAAGGCAATGAAAATTATTATGCAACCCATGAGCAAAGTGCAACTATATTTTTTTAATAAAAAAGTTGCGAAAAACGAAACTAATTAAGTCTTGGTCGACTAAAAAACAAAAACAAATTATAAGAAAGGATTTTTTATGAAAAAGATAACAATTAAAGAAGCATCAGAGTTGATGCATAAATCACCACAATTTATAAGAGTGGGTTTACAAACAGGGAGGTTGCCATTTGGTTCAGCAGTTAAAGTAAAAGAAAGATGGAATTATATTATTTATCCTGATATGTTCTATCAATATTTAGGAATTAAGGAGGTACAACATGACTAAAAGAAGATTAAAACCATGGGTAAAACAATTTTTAATTGGTTTAGGAATAGGTGTTGTAATTCTATTATTTATAGCAATAGGTAATTACTTTGATAGAGAAATGGAAGAACATATTGAAAGAGTTTCAAAAGAATGTGCTTCACAAGGATATGGTATTACTGCCAAATATACAAACGAGGGGGATAAATACTATGTCTGCAAAAAATAAAAGTCAAACTTCTGAAATTATTAATTTATTAAGAAAACAAGGATATATAACTTCTTATGAAGCAATAGAAAAATTTGGTGCTACTAGATTATCAGGAATTATATTTATTTTAAGAGAAAGAGGATTTGGAATAGAAACTGAAATGGTTCAAGGTAAAAATAGATATGGTCATATTACTAACTATGCTATTTATCGCCTTACAAAAGATATTGAGGAGGTTGAAGAATGATATTAAAAATTTTAGAATTCTTTGGAATTATTATATTTGTTGGTTTAGGGGTGTTTGTAGTAATTATTTTGGGAATTGGAATGTATAAATCAATTCAAAAGCAAATAAGAAAGTAGGTAGTGTGAATATGTCTAATAATAGATTTTATTGGATAAAATTAAAAACTAATTTTTTCAATAGAGAAGATATTGATTTCTTACTTTCACAAAAGAATGGTGCTGAATATGTGGTTTTATATCAAATGTTATGTTTAAACACTGCTAATAACAATGGCAGATTAGAAACAAAAATGGGTGAAATTATTATTCCTTATAATGCAGATAAAATTGTTAGGGATTGTAAATATTTTGATATTGATACTGTCAATGTTGCTATGTCTTTATATAAAAGGTTAGGTCTAATTTACGAAGAAGAACAAGATGGTGTTTTGAAAATAGCAGATTATGAAAATATGGTTGGTAGTGAGTCAAAATGGGCAGAAAAAAAGAGATTATATCGTGAAAATCAAAAGAAACTTGAATGTTTTTATAATAAAGACAATGTAGGGGACATTAAAGAGGACAATGTCCGACAAGAGTATAGAGATAAGAGTATAGAGTATAGAGATATAGATATAAGAGATATAAACAATAGTGTTAGTGTTAGTGTTAGCAAAGCCGAACTTTTAGATTTTTTTGAAAGATTTGAAATCAATAGTGAAGATAATCAATCTACTATTATTAAGTATTTGAATGATGGTATGTCATTTGAAGTTATTAAAAATGGTTTAATGATACCTTACGACAGAAATGTTATGAATTTTGATTTTGATGAAGAAACTGCTCCAATAAATAATCCAATTGGATATGGATTACAAATTTTAGAAAACTGGCATAACATGGGAGTTAAAACATTAGAAGAAGCAAAAAAATATAATAAATTAAATAAAAATAGGTCTGAAATGATTGTTGTTGATAAAAAAGGAGGAACATTATGACAATACATGATTTATCTAAATATCACAATTTGAAAATTGAAATAAAGCAAATAAAAGATAATATTGAAGAAATCGAAACAACAATAATCGGTTCTTCTAAAATTGCAGGTATACCAATAACATCAAGCAGTAATAATAGCAATCCGACTGAAAGAATAGGAATGAAATTAGCAAAATTAAAAACAACACTAGAAAATAAAACTGATAAATTGCTAGATGAATTAAATAAAATTGAAGATTTTCTTAATACTGTTGATGATGGTGAAATTAGGATAATTATTAGAAAAAGATTTATTGAGGGTAAAACTTGGAAAGAAGTAAGCAAGGATATAATTGCCGACAGGTCAACACCTTATTATAAATTAAAAAAATATTTAAATAGTATGGAGGATGCAGAGGTATGTCAACACAAGAAATAATATTTTTAACTGTATTGTTAATTCTCGTGCTTATCGGCTTTATTGGATGATTAGGTATTAAATATGACTTAGTTGGTAGGGATAATAAAATTAAAGAATTAGAGGTTGAAATAAAAAAATTAAAAGATAAAGAAGAGCGAAGAAAAAAGAGAATTGCTAAAAAAAGAAAGAAGAAACAAGTATGAATGGTGAAATTATTAGTTTAGAAACTGCAAAACATATTAAATCATTAGAAAGAGAAAATCAAGTGTTAAATGACATGGTAATCATTTTTGATAATGAAGTTAATAGATTATTTAAAATAATAAAAGAAATTGATAAAATTGCTAAAAATCAAAATAATAATGAAGTTCTTTCAGCAGTTAACAAAGCATTCTCATCTAATAATCAAAATGCCTAAACCATATCATGACAATTTCAATAAACCATCTAATTTGTTTAATATTGACAATGGATTTAATAAAAAAATTAGGTCATTAAAAAAATATTGTCCTAGTGCTTACAAATATATGATATTTGAGTTAAAAAACAAGAAATACTTTTTAAATTTGAATGATGGAATACATTTTATTAATTTACCTACATCTGATGAATTCAGATTTGTATATGGTCAAATAAAATTAAAAGTGAATGTTTTAAATGGAAATATTATTTATGAAGATATTGAACCATCACAGTTCTTTATCGATGGCTATGTTTCTGATTTAGATATTTATAAATCAATGTATTATAGAAATTCAAAAGATAAATTTAAAATAGATTTAATGCTAGAAATGAAAAAAAGGAGGAAATATAAATGAATGAAAAATTAAGAAAAATTATAAATCATTATGGTATTGATAAACAATTAAAATATTTTCAAAGTGAAGTATTTGAGTTAAATGAAGCAATTATAAGAAGAAGAAATACAGGTGTAATGGAAAGTGTTGTTTTAGGAATAACTGATACACTAGCATCAATTTTAAATATAAAAAATGTAGATTATTCCAAAGAACATATCAAAGAAGAAATTGCAGATGTTATGGTTATGTTAAAGCAATTTCAATTGTATTATGATATTTCAACAGATGATATTAAAAAGATTATGAAAGAAAAAGTTGATAGACAATTAGAAAGAATTGCAAAGGAGGATAAATCAAATGATTAATGATGCAATTAAAAGAGAAAAGAAATTAGATAAATTATTAAAAATAACAAATATTAGTGATAAAGAATTATCAAAATTAGATTATAAAGGTAAGCAACAATATTTTAAAGCAAAGAGTAAATTGTGTACTGTTGTATTCACTTCAAGAGATAAAGATGGTAATGGAATCACTTATAGAAAACCAAAGGAAGTGAAAAACAATGGATGATAAAAAATTAACTAAAGAAGAACTTAAAAATTTCTTTCTTAATATGAAAAAAGAGGGATTGGATGTTGGTATTAAATTAAAAATGCCTAGCCAAAAAGAACCTGAAATTATTATGAATTATAACTCTAGCATAGATGTAAAATTAGAATATTATCTAAATACTTATGATGATAATTTAGTTCATAAAAATAATTCTGAAATTCAAATTATAGATATGATTGGTACTTCAATACCATTTTAGGAGGAACTTATGGATAAATTAGAAAAATTGTTAAGTGTTTTAGGGATTATAATAATAATTTTAATAACAATAGGTGTTCTATGGTTCGTAGTTGAAGTTAAAGAAATGTTAAATGATTATAGATGTTCACAATTACCTATTAATGAATTTTTTCAGGATGAAAAATGTGAAAGATATTGGAGGTATAGATAATGATTGAAAAGATTATTAATGATTATTTAACAAATGCTTTAGTAAGATGCTTTAAAACTGTGGCGATAGTGAGAGGTATTGATTTACTTGCTATTCCAAGAAAAAATGAAGTAACAGTATATGTAAAAGATAGAAAATATACAGAAGATAATTATAAACAAGTTATGGTATTTAATAAAAGTGCATCTATTTATTATTTATGTAATTTAACAAAAACTAAAGAAGAATTTAACAAAATATTAAAATATTACCAAGAAAAGGAGTGTTAATTATGGATAACAAAGAAAAAGAGTATTATAATGTTCCAATTTATATTGAAAAAGCCATAAAGAAGTTATTTAAATTAAGAAAGAATCAACAAGAATTATATTTGCAAGTTAAAGATTATATGGAAACACATGATATTCCAACAGATACACCTTTAGATTTACTTAAATATTTTCCTCAAGAAGAAGTAGACCCAAACCAAATGAAATTAGATATATAGGAGGTAGGAATAATGAGTGGTGATAGATATGTCAAGAAGATATAGAATTAATTTTGGTCGAAAGACAGTTAAACCTTTTAAAGAACATGATATCAATAATATGCTTGTTTTATGTAAAAAAAGAAGAAACCAAGCAGAAGAAGATAATAATAAAGAACAACAATATCTATGGGATAGAAATTATATGATTTTAGTTATTGGTATGAATCTAGCATTTAGAATAGAAGATATAATTCAATTAAAAGTAGATTATTTTAAAAATGGTGGAATCTACATTAGAGAGTTTAAGACCAATAAAGAACAATCATTTGAATTACATCCATCACTATATAAAGATATTATCAATTATATTAATAGAAATAATTTGATTGATGGTGAGTATTTATTTAGGAGTAGAAAAGGTATGAATAAACCTTTAACAAGGCAAAGAGCATGGCAAATAATCAAAGAATTAGCAGAAGAAGTAAAAGTTTCATACCCTGTTGGTTGCCATTCATTAAGAAAGTATTTTGCTAGAAGATATTATGAAGAAACTGGAGATATTATTGGTTTAAAAGAAATGTTAAATCATTCAAGCGAAAGAGTTACATTAATTTATATTTGTTGGGATGATAATGATAAAAATGATAAAAGAAAGAGTTTTTATTTGGGTAGTTAAATATGAATTATGTAAGTGATAATAGTTTAGGTGGTCAATTAAAACCAATACATAATAATATTGAATTAACTAAAGCAATGAAAGGTAGAAGAAATTGCTATTTATATACAGTTGGTACTTTCCCAATAAATGAAGAAAATTTATATACATTAAAGACAAGTAATATAAAACTTGTTGGATTGGCATTTGCACAAGCACAATTTGAACCAAGAAAAGAGAAAAAGCAAATTACAAAGCCATTAAATATTGTATTAGATGAAATTCATGAATTGCCATTGAATGTAGCAATTGGTATTGATATTTCAGAACATAAAGATAGATATATAAGTGGTGGTATGCACTAGCATATCACTTAACTTAAAATCTATTAATTTTACAAAATGAAGAATTGTAAATTAAATAGAAAAATAATAGTTTCCTGATTATAGGAAAATGATTATAAAATCTAGGGAAAATTAGAATTTTAACATTAAAAAGTGAATTTAACAGAATTAAGTCATTTAGTAAAATTCATATAGGTAAGAAAGAGGTGTCAGAAATGGAATTAAATTTTAAGAATTGTTTTAAGTATTATGATGATGAATTGTTAAAATGTTTAAATTTTGAAGTAAGATTAAAAAATTATAAAATAGCAGAATTTAATAATATAGATTGTTTTTTGGAATATACATCAATGTTAAATATTAAAAGTAAAAAATATCGATGGTTCTTTTATGATAGTAAAACTGTTGTTTTTGATTTTTATGATTAAGGATGTGAGATTGTGATTGTATGTATAAAATTTAAAAGTGATGTTGAGGAATTTAGCATGTTATTTGGTGATAGTTATAAATCATGGCAAGACCAATTGGCAGAATATATGTTTATTACAAAGTTAAGACCATATAAACCATATCATGTTCATTATTCTAAAAAGAAGTGGATAAGTTATGGTGGATTAAAATGGTGTTGTTTAGATAATTTTCAAGAGGAATTAAAAAAATCAAATGATAAAAGAAATATTGATGATTTTAATTTTGAAGATGCTAGTGATTCAATTATTAAAAAAATAAAAAATATAGAAAAATATATTTTTGGAGGAAAAGATGAAATTATTTAAAAATGTTATAGAAGATGCATTTGAGTATAATCAAGCAATAGCAAAACTTAATTCAAGAGGTAAACCGATAGATATAGAACCTGTTGAAATAAATAAAGTAATTACTATTTCTTTAGAAGAATACAAGGAATTGTTAATCTATAAAGGTAAATATATTGGCTTAACTAACGAAACTACTATAACAAGTTTATATGCAGATGGGACAAAATTTGAGGAGATGGTAAAAGATGAATCAAGATAAAGTAATATCTGATTATTGTAAAATGCGAGATGAATTACTAATTAATTTTGAAAAGATAAGTGATTCAGAATTATTGCAAAAACTTTTAGAATTAAATGGTGAAAATATTCCATCAAGTCCTGAAGTTGCAAGAATAGGATTACATAAAGCAAGGTTATATTCAAACAATATACCAATTGAGTTAAAAGAAAAATCTAAAAAATGGTTATTAGATAATAATTATGATTTAGAAATTTATTAGGAGGTACAAATGAAAAAATATGAAGTAACATATCATTTAACAAATGGAGAAATAAAAAAAGTAATATATAAAAATATAAATGTTTCAAAACAAGAATTTTTAATGCAGATGTGTAGAGGTAATAATAATGCATTTACATTCTTTGCAGATGAAAGTATTGAAAATGTTGTTAATATCAATTATGTTTGTTTTCTTGAAGTAAAAGAGGTGGAGTAAATGAAAGAGTATAAACCTAGAAATTTAATAACAATTGCAGATGAAATAATTAATATAATTAAAACCCATAGTGATTTAAAAGTAGAAAGAGCAGATGAAGTAATCAGAAAAATAGAAAAAGTAAAAAAAGATTATAGATATACTGCACCTGAAATTACTTATATGTGTTGGGAAGAATTATCAAAGGTATTAAGTCAATATTTTATACCTAGTAACTCTAAATGGGAAACAGAAATAATGATAATTTTTAATGATTTAAGTGGTTCAGTAGATGATTATTGGGATGGTGATAAAAATGAATAAATTAACTAAAGAAGAACAAAATAAAGAATTACTGAAATTAATTAAAGGAAACCCAACTTTACCAATAGTGTTTTTTGCAGACAGTGAAGATGTATGTGCAGATTATAGTTATACATTTATGAAATCAATAAAAGTTGAAAAAGGTGTTATCTATGAAAGTGATATAAATGATATTATCTATACATCTAAAGATGATTATGTAGAGGAATTATGTGATTATTTTTCTGATGATGTTAGATATTCAAATCTAACTGATGCAGAATATGAAAAGGAAATGCAAAAAGAGGCAGACAAAGTTCCACATTATGAAGCAATTATTATTTATATAGGTGCTTAATATGATTAGTAAAGAATTTGAATGTTTATATTGTAGTAAAGATAAATACTATAATGGTGCAATTACAGGTAAAACAATTCACACACAAGAATTTAAAGAAACACATGGATATTCTTCAAGAATGGGAAGTAAAGAAAGAGATTATCTAAATATTTTTATATTAAAAGGTCAAAATGATATATATGCAGGTTTAATGATAGAGAATCTTAATGGTGCAAGATATGTAGATATTAGATATTGTCCTTTTTGTGGAAGAAAAATATATGATAATGACATCAAAAGAAAAAAGAATGAATAATTATAAAGATAAATGTGATGAATGTGGCAATTTTGATTATTTAAAAGGTATTAATGGTAGATGCTTATGTTCTAATTGTCAAAATAAATTAAATAAAAATCAAAATATTAAAAAAATACAAAAAAATAATAAAAATGAATTAATTATATTAGATTTTGCTATAAAAGTTTCACATTTTTCACAATCAATTAATGATATAATGTAGTTATAGAAGTATATAATCAAGGCAACAAATATAGTTGTCTTTTTTCATGTTTATATGAGAGTATAATAAAACTTTATAGCACCTTTTTTTCTTTTCAGTTCTATAATCTCCTTTATACTCTCATATAAGCATAGAAAAAGGTGCTATGCTTTGTTTTAGGTAAGGAGATATTTTATGCTAAAAAGTTGCAGTAGGTGTGGAAAGATACATGATTTTAACAAGACTTGTTATAAGAATAGACAAGTAAGAGGATTAACTGATGCTGATAAGTTTAGAAAGACTTATAAATGGCATAAGAAGAGTGATGATATAAGAGAAAGAGATAAGCATTTGTGTAGATGTTGTCTAGCAAATATTTATGAAACTACTCATGTATTTAATTTTAACAAGTTAGAAGTTCATCATATAACACCATTAGAAGAGGACTTTAGTAAGCGATTAGATGATGATAACTTAATAACTTTATGCTGTTATCATCACAAGTTGGCTGACAAAGATGTTATACCAAGAAATATTTTATATAAACTTATAGATTCTGATTGTAATTTTGAAGAAATAAGGCAAGATGTCGGCTCATTAACCATCCCCCCTGCCTTTTAATTTGCATTTTTATCTATGTTTCAAAACCTACCTGCCACCTAAAAGTGTAAAAAATGCCCAAAATGAAAAAATCCATCAATTGTTGATAAGTTTGGAGGTGATAGATATGGGTAGACCAGCAAAGGCAATTGATACTAACTCACAAAAAATGAGTAAACAAGAAAGAAAAGCAAGAGAAGAAAATGAAAAAAAGTTAAGGGGTAACAATGATAAGATAAAACCTTTTTCTTATCTTACTAAAAGACAGAAAGCAATCTTTAAAGATATTCTTAAGAACTTGAACCCTGATATATTAAGTAATTTAGATACATACTTACTAAATCAAACTGCAATTACTATTGAAAGACTTGAAAGCATTGAAAAGGAAATAAATAGTGCAGGTGAATATGATTATATTGACAAGAATAATAAAAATCAAAAGGGGTACAGTTTAGATGCAAAAACTATCATAAATTTAAAGTCAGTTAGAGATATGTATTCTAAAGACTTTTTTAGATGTTGTAATGAATTGTCATTATCACCACAAGCAAGAGCAAAAATATCTATTAATACTCAACCTACAAAGAAGAAAACATTAATGGATATCTTGAATGATGAAGATGATGACAATGAAGAATAATATTTTAGAGAATCATCCAAGTTATATTTATGCAAAACAGATAGTTGATGGAACAATAAAGCCATCACCATTATTTTTTGAATTAAATGGTGAAAAGAAGTTTATACCTCCTAAATATGTAAAAAAGCAGTGTAAGATATTTTTAGATATCGCAGATGATAAATCTAGCAAGTATGTTATAAATGTTAGTAGAATTAAAAAGATTGATAAGATACTTAAAATATTGGTAATGGCAAAAGGTATTAAAGTTGGTAAAAAGATTTACGATGCACTTGCAGGATATCAATGGTTAATAATTGTTGCTAGTTTATGTACAGTTTATCGTGATGATAAAACAAGAAGAAGATATGAAACAATCATATTAGAAATATGCAGAAAGAATGGTAAAACATTTATAGTTGCACTTATGGTTTTATTATTATTTTATTTAGAACCTAGATACTCACAATTTTATTCAGTTGCTCCAGATGGTGCATTAGCAAAAGAAATTAAGAAAGCATTAGAACCACTTATAAAAGCCAATACAGAAGTTTTTGAAGATGGTGAGTTTAAGATATTAAGAGATTGTATAAGGCATACTCTAACAGAATCAATATATACCCCATTAAATTATTCTAAAGATAGAATGGATGGAAAAGAACCAAATGTATTTGTTGCTGATGAAGTAGGAGCATTGCCAAGTGATTATCCAATAGAAGCGATGAGGTCAGGGCAGTTATTAGTTATAAATAAGTTAGGTTTCATTATATCAACTAAATACCCAACTGTTGATAATCCTATGGAAACAGAAGTAAGTTATGCAAAAAAAGTATTAGATAATACTTTACCTGTCCCTGATGAAACTGTATTTGCCTTACTATATGAACCTGATGAAACTAAAAACTGGACTACTGATGATAACATTATTTTACAATCTAACCCATTAGCAATTGAAGTTGAAAAAATATATAAAGATTTAATTTCTAAAAGAAATAAAGCAATTGAGATGGAAAGTAAACGAGAAAACTTTTTAACCAAGCATTGTAATATTATATATCAAGGTGCAGGGACTGAAAGTTTTATAGATGTAACAGAAGTTCAAAAATGTAAAGTTGATAAAATTGAGTGGGCAGGAAAAGAAGTTTATATTGGTGTCGATTTATCTATGTCGAATGATAACTGTTCAGTTGCAATGACAAGTAATGATGATGATGTAATATTAGCAGAAGCAATATCGTTTATACCTGAGGGTAGAATTGAAGAAAAAAATCAATTTGAAAAAATCAATTATAATGAATTTATAAATGCCATGAAATGTATCGCCTGTGGTGATAGAACAGTTGATTACAAAGTTATAGAAGATTTTGTTTTTGCAATAGAAAATAGATATGATGTAACAGTTATGGCAATTGGTTATGATAGATATAATGCTTTATCATCTGCTCAAAAATGGGATGAAAAATATAATACTGTTCAAATAAGACAACACTCTGATACACTTCATCCACCTACTAAATTATTGTACGAAAAAATAATGGATGGTAAGTTTAAATACGAAGAAAACAAATTATTAGAAATAAACTTTCAAAATGCTAGATGTGTATATGATACAAATATGAATAGATATGTTAATAAGAAAAAATCAAATGGTAAAATAGATATGGTAGTAGCACTTATTAATAGTATTTATTTGTTACAACAAGAAGTATTTCTTGAAAATGGAAACTTTTTTGTTCAGGTTGCATAACTTTCACACTTTTCACACTCTATTAATGATATAATGTATAGTAGATAAGTATAAATGAGAAGCAAACAGAAATGTTTGTTTTTTTCGTGTTATAGAAAGGAGGTATCACAATGTCAATATTTACTAGGTTTTTAAAACGAGAAGAAACACAAAATGTTGAAGTTACTGATGAAAACACATCAGAAGCAAATAATGATTCACCCCAAGATTTACTTTTAAAAAGTTTATTAAGAGGCGAAAAAATCACAAAAGAAAAAGCATTGTCAATACCTGCTATTTCTAGTGCAGTTGATAGAATTTCAAATTCAGTTGCTATCTTACCAATTAAAATGTATAAAAAAGTAATTGATGAAAATGGTATAGAATCAGTTGAAGAAATTAAAGATGATATACGATTAAAAATTTTAAATATTCAAACAGGCGATTTACTTAATCCATTTAACTTAAAAAAATCAATAGCATACGATTATCTTACTGATAAAGGTGCTTATATTTACATTGAAAAAGAAAGAAATGATTTTAAATCATTGCGATATGTTGAACCTGATTATGTTTCATTTCAATCAAATTATGACCCAATATTTAAAGATGTTAAATATAATGTTTATGGCAAAGATTATGAAATGTATGATTTTTTAACAGTTGTAAGAAACACAACATGTGGTTATAAAGGAACAAGTGCCATTGAAGAAATATCAAATTCAATAGAAACTGCTTTTACTACTATAATGTATGAATTAGGATTAGTAAAAAAAGGTGGTGCAAAAAAAGGTTTTCTTACTGCTACTAGGAAATTAGGAAAAGATGAAATTAAATTATTAAAAGATGCTTGGAATAAGTACTATGGTGGCAACAATGAAGAAAATGTAATTGTATTGAATGATGGTATTGATTTTAAAGAGGGTGCAAGTTCATCAGTTGAATTACAAATGAATGAGCGAAAGAAAACCTTAAAAGATGATATTAATGATGCATTTCATATTTCTTCTAATTATAGTGATACTATCAAGGATGCAGTAATGCCAATTATAAGTGCAATAGAAACAGAATTAAATAATCATTTCTTATTAGAAACTGAAAAAGATTCTTATTATTTTGCATTTGATACCAAAAAGATTACAAGGGGTTCATTAAAAGAAAGATATGAAGCATATAAAATTGCATCTGATACAGGTTGGATGACAAAAAATGAAATTAGATGTGAAGAAGATTATGATTCGATTGATGGACTAGATGTTGTAAGTATGAATTTAGCAAATGTTTTATATGATGTTAAAACTAAAAAGTATTATACCCCTAACACAGGTTCAGTAATGAACATAGAAAAAGGAGACAACTATATATAAGTCAAGTCTAAAATGATAAATTTTATGAAAAAGTTTGAAAATGTAAATTTATTTAAATTTAGACACGACAAAAACAACTAAAATGGTTATTTTTTGAAAAATTTAGTTAAGTTTGTCTTTAATATTGTTGTATTTTATATAATCTCTATCTTCTTTAAGAATATAGTAAATGATAGTTAATAATTTACGACTAATGCCTGCTAAGGCCACAAAATGGTGTTTGCCCTCAGAAATTTTTTTATCGTAATAAGCTTTTAATTCGGGTTCGTTTGATATAGCAACTAAGCTAGCTGTATAAATGGCATGTCTTAAATATGGAGAGCCTCTTTTAGAAGTTTTATCATTTGATGATAACTTATTACCAGATTGATTTTCAGAAGGATCAGTACCAGCAAAAGCAATCAGTTTGCTTGGTTTATCGAAGTTATTTATGTCTCCAATTTCAGCTAAAATAACAGGAGCTAAATTAACCCCAACACCAGGAACTGATAAAAGATGACTATCTAGTTTATTATATAATTCTTTGACTTGTTTACTTACTGCATCAATTTGATTTTCTAAAAAGATAATTTGATTGATAAGTTGTTTAATTTCAAAAGAACAAGCATCAGTAGTAAATTTAATACCAAAAGATTCTTTAGCCACTTCCTTAATATGAAGAGCGGTATCTTTGTTAAATTTACCTTTAGAATGTTTAGATAATAAATTAGCTAGTTTAGTAGTAGAAATCTTGATGATGTCATCAGGAGTTGGATAATTAAGTAATAGTTGTTTAGAAGTAGTACCAAAAGTGTCACAAAAAAGTTTTTTGTACTCTGGGAAAACCTTATCTAATAAGCCAATAACTTGTACTTTTAAAGAAGAAACATTATCTACAATATTCGATCTAAAACGGGTTAATTGCTTTAAAGATAATAAATTTTCTTCAGGTAATTTGGATTCTTTAGATCCAAAAACTCTTAAATAATCAGCTATAATAATAGAATCAATAATATCGTTTTTTTGTTTTCTATTATTGTAAGCACCACGGTATGATTTAACTTGATAAGGATTATAAACAGAAACAGTAAAATTATTATCAGTTAAAGCAGAGTATAAAGAAAGCCAATAATGACCGGTAGCTTC